CATGAGGGATTAAAAATTTATTCATAATATTTTCCTTAATTATAGTGCGTCCATGCCCATTTCCTTCATGAACTTTTCATCGTCCATGCTTAGGATTTCCATTGGGTCATATTCACGTTTTTTGGGCTTGTTTGAAGATTTTGAGCCGCTCATGGCAACCTTACGTCTTCTACTTGAACCGGAGCTTTTGTTGTTCGGTTTCGTTTGTTCGTTCTGAGCAGGAGCAGGTTGTGCAGGTGGTTGCTGTGAAGACAGTTCTTGTACAGTGTTTATATACAATTCCATATCACTAATCCCCGGAGGAACCTGTCTCATATCTTTTTTATATTGAACTGCTTCCATAACTTGGTCATACACACCAGATTCAATATCTTCATTAAGTGCAACGATATAACGAGGGTTTTCGGAAATTACCTGACGTGACTGAGCATCAAATTCTTTAGTCATTACATCAATGGTTCTTTGATTTGATTTTGAGTCTTTGATACTATTGAGTGCTTCTTCTATCTCGACTTCCTGGTCAGACATCATGTGGTTCTGTGGCTGATAGTTTCTACCAGACTCAATAACTTCATCGTCTGCAAGGTCTAGAGGGTCTATATCAGACTCTGCTATAAATCGCTTCAGTGCATCTTTATTACCATGTTTGACCTCAAGTAATAGATTCAATGTCTCAGCATCATCGAGAAGACCTTCTTTTTCAAGTGTCTTCAATGTTTTTAAATGTGGTTTCATTGAATGCATTTTCTTGTTATAGTCAATACCCATCTCAATAAAGTTCATTGCATGTTCAGGATTTCTTAACTGTACTTCTCTTCCGGATGCTTTAATAGGGTTCCCATATAGTAGCTCGAAAGCTTCTTGATATGCTTTATTATCTACCGGTTGATTCTCAGTACTCTCATTAGGTTGATTCTTACTAGAGTCGTTGTCTTCTTCTGCATCACCAGAACCATCACTCGCTGCAGCAGGTGTTGCTTCTTGGCCATTGGCTGAATCGGAGTCATTCTCTTCGTTATCATCATCGCCTAAAGATTCATCTTCATCCTCATTTTTGCTATTATCGGTTGAGCCATCTTTAAGGAAATCTTCTTCGGATAGCTTCTCGAAGTCTTCATCAGACATTGCAAGAGCGTCTATCTCTTCATTTCCTTCTTCTTCATTTTCTTCTTCTTCATTTTCAATCTCTTCTGACTCTTCAGAACCAGTAGATGAATTGACAAGTAACGACATTGTGTATGGAATACTCAATTCAATCTGATACATGCTATGCTCCTTCTTCTATTTCTTCGTTACGCAGCTCTTCAAGTGTCTGCTGTGATGCAGCAATTTGACGCTCCATTTGTTTACCAAGTGCTCTGATATTCACGATGTACTGTCTCAAGCTGGAGATAGCACGCATGTCATCAAGTAAAGACTGTTGCTTGGATTCGTCTTGCCATTCTTCATCTGCCAAAAGGCTTACAAGTCTAGTTGATTCTTTTTCCATATACCCTATGGTGAATATATCATGGAATTCGGGAGTAGCAATAAGCTTATCCATTTTCTGTTTACGTTCTACCAATTCTTTAGCTTGTTCAATTGAAACTTCTATTTCTCTCTCTGCTTGCTCTAGTAGGGCTTGGTTGTTTTCACTCATCTGTTTTTCCTTTTTTTTGTTTGGTTTAGTTTGGTTATGCCACGATTATAGCATAACCTTCACTTAAGTTTAACTAATGGGGCTACCGGCTCCCTGTAGAACCAGCTGGTCTTCCATGTTCTCTGCTGGAGTATCCATACCCGGAAGAAGATTATCTACACTCTTCTGGTAATGATTGTTAGCATTGAACACTTTAGGCTTTCCCATTTTTTTCTTACCGCCGGAAGAAGCCGACTCTTTCGGCGGTGTAGGAGAAGAGGAACCATATAGAGGGTTCTCTTTATCCAGTGCTGCAGCAACTCTCTGGTCGTCTATAGAGTTGACTGCACGTTGGTTCTCCAACTCTGTTGAGCGTACATGGTCTTGTCGCTTCCCTGCTTCTGCTCTGAGTTCCTGAGTGCCATCCTTCTTGTGTACGAAGTCTAGGTCAGTCATATCAGCAGTAGATTCAAGAGCTCTTGCTTTAGCTTTTTCAGCTTCAGTTTTAGCATACTTAAGAGCTGTATCAGCCTGGTTCTCAGTTCCCTTAGCTCTTTCATTAGCAACTTGTGCTTCAAGCAATTGTTTTTGTAGTTCTTTGATTTCCTCAGCTTGTGGGTCTGGCTGTGGTTTATAGTTCTCGATCTGCTTAGCCAAATCTGGCATTTTCTTAAGTCTGGCAATCTTTCCAAGTATTACAGCCTGAAGACCTGGGTCCATATTTGGTCCAATAGTTTGAAGCATGAACCCAAGATCTTGTGCCTGCTCTTGGTCTACCTCAGGAGTAGATACTGACAATGATAGGTCAAATTTGCCCTGCAAGGCATCTCTCGATATTGTCACTTCCTCTTCATCTGTAATACGTATAACTTCCTCATCCTCAAGGTTTACTGCATTCATAAGTAATATCTTATTACCTATTTCAATAAGACCTGTAGATAGTCTTCTGAGTATTGCCATCTCTCTTTTAGACGTTGCGTCAGAGGCTGTTTTAACAGCTGTTGCTGTAGCACCAAGTGCATTGCCTCCCTGAGTGGCAGAGAAGGCTCTTATGGATGTAAGTGCTTCTGCTCCCTGTTCCTGAAACTCAATCATCTGCATAGCAGAATTTGGAATCTCTGGATACGTACTCATAAAGAATGCTTTAGTAGGGTCTACATCTGGATTAAAAAGATAGTCTTTACCTTGCTCAAATCTAATCTTCTGTGCTGGGTCTAGTGCATTTGCAGATATACCTTGCTGTGCATTCGCTGATTTACCCATAAGGTCAATCATACCACGAGTTACAGCACCAATAATGTCTTGGTGATCCTCGATAAGGACAGCATCTGGTTCTCCACCATATACATCTCTACGCTTAGGAAGGTATACAACCTTTACAAATGGAGGCTTCTTATCTGGAAAAGGATTTTCTTCCAGTCTTATCATTGTGGAGCCACAATATGTAGCAACAATAGGAACCAATGAACCATCACCGTGTATATCCCAGTCACCCCAATACTCTATTGCGTCAAGTTTCTTGCGTGGGTCATCTTCATAATTGAATGATTCTTCTTCGTATGCTGAGTCACCAAGTAAATCCTCATCATCATATATGATTGCATCTATATTTGAGTATTTTCCATCTGCTCTAAGTTCAGCTTTTGATGTCTGAAATTGATACGCTATTAGACCAGCTTTATCTAGATCCCCACCACATGTTGGGTCTAATAGAACCTTGTCGTAGTCACATACTTCAATCGTAGGTCTGTTATATAGTGTAATGGTTTCTTCAACTATTTCTGTCTTACCTGATGGGTCAGGAACCATTTGAACCATTTGTTGTGCTTGTTGTTGCATCTGCTGAAATTGAGCTGGATCTATTTGTCCAGTTTGAACTGCCTGCTGTGCTTGTTGCATTTGCTGCATTATTTCCGGAGGAAGTTGCGGAACCATCACTGGTTTCTCTGTCTCAACTATCTCCTCTTCAAACTCCCATCCTGTACGTACAATTACAACACCTTCGTCTACAGCAGTTCTTACATATTTATCTATAAATTCTACTCTATCAATATCTACTTCAAATTGCTTGTTGATTACAATAGCATTGTCTCTTGCTGAGTTCGTATCTGCATGTGTTGACGGATTAACATCATACATATCTTTAGATGCAAGTAACGCTTCCGTGAGTGACGCATATCTCCACTCATTCTGTTTACGTATAAGCTTTGGCTGTACAGTACTCTGACCTTTAGGAATTTTAACTTTTAACCTTCCATCTCTAAGGGCTAAGTATTCACGTACATTAGCAGTATGGGTGTTGAATGCTGGTTCAGCATCCCTCACATCATTCTTTAGCTTGGCAACAGTAGGAGCGTTCTTCCACTCTGGCTGAAGTGGTTTTGGCTTAATGTGACCCATATCATCAGTTTCTTCAACATCAGTATCGGTAACTTCTATTTTGGCTACAGTCATGGATTCTCCTTTTTTTTTGTCATTTTCTACCTTTTTTTGCTATAGATAGATTGTTTGTATCTATTTCCTCTTCCATTTTCTTCATGTCTACAGAGTGAACTGTTTTAAATGATTTATTGAACACATAATTATGTTTGTCATTCTTTGTGTTTTTATGCATTTCTGTCATGCAGTCAATAACGAAGTTTTTGCTTTCAGGGGTAATTGATCCGTAGTATATAAGTCTTGTAGGTGGATACTCTAGCATTATCTTTCCTGCTTGAGGTCTTTTGTCAAACACTGGAGTATCAACTACATAATTATTTGCACAACCAGACAACAGAACCACGGTTGTGTTTGTTAAAAATATTGTTATTGCAAGCGCAAATGTGGTTCTGTTTTTTAATGTCATATTGGCCCCCTTTATATGTGTATTGCCTGGAGCCTAGGCATAATATATTTTCGGCACTAAGGCATTGAGTGTGCAAGTAAAATGTCCTATAATGAGCTGCCATAGTGGCAGATCATTTTCTATTTGCTGATATAGCACTTTAGTCTAAAATTGATTTGGTTATTGACATTATCAACAAAGAGCTTTCGTGTTCTTTCGTTGAAACTTCTCTTGTTGCTAGGAGATGGAATATACATATATCCACCAAATCCATCATTTGTTTTTACAAGTGCATATGATTCATCTGGTTCACCCACTACCTCAAAGACTATTTCTACAAATGGTGCAAATGAGTCTCCAGCAGGATCTACCATCTTTACGCCAATACCTTCATAAACATCTTCTACAACGTATGTATTCCAGTCAATAGATGTTACAAATGCTTCAAGTGCAATTGGGTCTCCGGCCCCATCTGTACCGCCAGTCTTAATACGTCTTCCTGAAATACCGCCATATTGAGTGGTATCTGTGGAGACATCATAACTATATCCATATGCCTCTACTACACCATCGTTGACATTTTTCTTAACACCTATAAGGAGGTATTCACCCTCAAATTTATTATCATTGCCCTTGAGCTCATACATTACAGACATTGTTTATCCTTTGTTTTTGTTTTTATTTTAATATAGTATATCAAAATATACTACGCTTTGCGATTAATGGTAATTTCACTTCTACTGCAATCCATAGATGCAGTACCGGCTTCTCTTGTCATGTCAATTCTGACATCGAACGGTCCTCCAGCGTGATCTACGGTTAGGGCAAATGTGTTTGCATTATCATTGGTCTTGTCTTTTGGTTCTGATTGAAATTCTTTCCAGCTAGAACCACCATCAACGCTATATCTTAGCATTCCACTCTTATTTACTGTAGCAAGTTTCCATATTGCAGACATGCCTACCTTATATTTACCGGCTACCCTGTCTGGACTGGTGTAATAGTTTACTTGAGTCCAATCTGGGTAGTCTGTTGCTACATCTATACCTTCAACTACTTGATTATCGTATGTTAATATGCTAAATATGTCCATCTATTATCCTTTAATTATATGTTACTGGTTTATTGTTGTACATAACAGTATCACCAGCGTATGTCACTTCGCTTCTGGTTCTTTTCCTGAGACTGATATAGTCATAGTCTGCCTCATATGTAGAGTCACCATTAGCACCTACATGTATCTCTGCAATAGCTCCAGTGAATGGATTGGATTGATGCACTCCATCTCCATTGGTAGTGGTAGATACCCATGTACCGTTTGGTCTACGGAAACTGATCTTTCCAGAACCAACTTGGTTTCTAATCTTGACCTCTATGATCCAATCAGCAGCATCAAATGTTTGATTATCTGGAACGAATGATCCAAAGTTGCTGTTGGTTTTTAGATGTCCAGATCCGTCTCCATTGTCGGTGATAGTAGCTGGATACTTGGGATCAGTTCCCCATCCAAGAATACCACAATCAAATGTATAGTTGTATAAATACTCACCAATAGGTCTGTGACAATTACCAAGTTGAATTCTGTCCCAAAAGTAGAACCAAGTATCTTCTGACTCCATTGTAGCACTAAGGATACCTTCAC